CCGCATCATAAACAATATTATCGGGTATAACACCAGACCCTGATTTTCCTTGAATAAGGGTACCACCTAAATTGTCTACCATAACCCTATCAACAATATTTGATAATCTTGAGTAGATACCAAATAAAGCTCTGGATAATGGTTCATTTGTAGCTTTTAAATAAAAACGAGCAGGTCCTATTGCATTTCTAGATTTAAATAGTAAGTCTAATGCATTAGGTCCTGTAAAAGTTTTACCGTCTGGTCCTGTGACTTTAAATCTAGTAACAGACTCTATCATACTAATAAATCACTCTATATAAATCTAGAATACGACGAATGTGTGGAGGAAAATTAGCACTCAATGCTCTATCTTGAACATTCTCACCTTGGAAAGTAAAGCCTTGGGATTCTTGCCGATCTTTGTGTAACATTTTAGCATAATCCATAGTAGCCATCAATAAATCTTGAGGAATAGAGCCAGAATCATATCCAGACTTATAAGTTACTCTAACACCACGAGGATAATTCTTAAATGTAGCAGCTCCTACAAGAGTTAATCCAAAATCTCCTGTACCATCACCAATATTTTTAGTAATTTCGCCTGTATCAGGGTAGAATAAAAAGTCTTCTACAGAAGCGTGATCGTCAGCAAAGCCAGAGGTATCATTGTCTCCATCAAAATGTGCTAATAAAACAGTATTATCATCTGTCGCATGTTGGTAAGAAGGAGCAGTAAAAGCAGTAGTATGTCTAGCAACATGAGAGATACGAGTTTCATCCATAAATCCATTAAAATATTGATAATTTGAAGTAACATTTTGTCTTGCAATTTCAAGTTGCGCAGAAATATCAGGCATCACATTTGAAGTAGTTTGTGTGCCTATAGAAGTTCCATCACGGTAAAGTGTCCAAGAAGAACCAGAACGAACAATTTCTACATGATGAAAAGTATTAGCAGAATAACCAGTTGAGGCCGCATGTGTAACATTAACAACTTCAGTACCTCCAGATACTGCTCTAAAAGTAAAACCATTAGTAGTATCATATCCAAGGGACCAAAGATTATTAACATCCGCAGATTGTGAGATGAATACTGCATTAGCAGAATAAGAGTTAGATCTTATTTGTGTATCAATAGTAAAATCAGAGTCTCCAAAATACCAGTCATTAGAATCAGCTAAATAAATATAGTCATCAGATCCGTCAAAAAACACAGAGGAGTCCCCGAACTTTTTATATCTAGTTTTTAGAACGGGTCCTCCACTGCGAGTTAAAGTATGGTTTGAATCTATTCTTGTTACTGAAGAACCATCTGATTGTGGATTAGTTAGTTTTCTATATGCAGTACCGTCATACTCAGAAATAGAATGAACATTTTGTAAGGGTAGCCTAGATACAAAAACCGAAGATTTTCCTCCGTCAAATACTTCTGAATACGAGTTACTTAAAACTTCGTGTCCAATATAGTTTTCTACAGCACCACAAGCGAAAGAAATAAGATTGCTGAGTCTAGCATCTTCGTTAGAGCTTGTAATGTTTAGATAATTTTTTATTTGTGCTAAAGTTACATATGGATATTTACCATAATTGCTAGACATTGTTTATCCCCTTCTTATTTAGTAACGATTGTAGTTTTTGGCTTAACAGGAGCCACAGCCTCTACGGAAGTAGCGCTGACTACTTTTTGCTTAACAGGAGCAGGAGCTGGTTTTGGAGCTTTAGCTGCTTTCCATTCTGCGATATAAGCGTCTACCTGAGTAAGACCATTTCCTAACTTCATTAGAATTCTACGAGCTTCGTCTTCATCATCAATTTGCATGATTTCATTAATCATTATAATTTTCTCCTTGTCTTATAGTAAGAAAGGGAGGCAGGTTAACCTACCTCCCTCTTCCTTAAGGTAAATCAGAATCTATTATACCTAAGATTAGGCAAGTGTTCTGATTGTAGCAGCATAGCCGTAGGTGGTTGAAACGTTTGCACCTGCACCTGAGCCTGTGGTTGAGAGAGCCTTGAAGTCAAAGCGTGTGCTCATGTACATCGCTGTGACCTGCTGGCGAGGCTCGTACTCGCTCTCGATCTCCATACCACGGCGTTCTGCGATCATCCAGCCTGGCTTGTAGACTAGAGCACCAATGTCGGCTGAGTTAGAACCAACGTTATCTAGGAACTCAGTAATAACAACTGGGATACCATAGATTGCGCCAACAGAACCTGTGAGGTATGTTGCGTTTGGTCCGAACTTATCGACTGTGCGGAAGTCGGAGGTTGTGACTAGCTCGTTGTAACCTTCGATTGTGGTTAGATATACGAGGTGGTCACCAAGCTGTAGACCGTACTTACCCATTAGGGCGCGGGCTGAAGCAATATTAGCTGCTGTAGCCTTTGTGTCGCCATCGGCGGTACGAACGGATAGACCGTCTGTAGCAACCTGGTTAACCATTGTGGTGATACCCTTAACAACAGAGGCATAAGTTGATGTGCCAGCTGGGTTAGCTGTGAAGCCTGATAGGGCGCCAGTACCACGAAGGATTGCCTTGTCGATTGAACGAGAAAGGCGACGTGTTGCTGCGCGACGGAGGAAGTCGATTAGAGGAAGAATTGTATCCTCTTCTTCATCCTTGGCAAGATGTGTTGTAACCATGAACTTGTGTGGTGTAAAGTCAACTGACTTAATTGCGTTCTGGTTTGAGGTTGGGACGTTTGATGTATCACCAACGCCTGTGGCATATGTGCCAGAAGCGAACTGTGCTACGTAATCGTCTGTATCCTCATCGGCGACTGGGACACGGAATGTCTTTGCATCGACCTGGATTCTATCGAACATAGGAGCAATAACGAGCTGCTGCTCCATTTCTTCATAGATATTTGTTGAGAAGTTGCTTAGGAACTGATCAACTGAAGTGACGGCCTTAATCTGATTACCAAGCTTGGTATCAAATGGGTCACGACGATTGAGAGCCTTAGCAAGAAGGAAGGCATTAGCCATTTCCTTTTCGCTATACTTGCTGGAAGCCTTCTGCTGCTGATAAACATGCTTGCTTTCAGAAATAGCTTTAATCTCGTCCTTATATTTTGCAATCTGTGCCTTTAGCTCAGAAAGCTCTTCACGGGTCTGGCGAGTTGCCTCACCATTACGCTCAGCCTCATCGGACTCACGTATAACAGCTTCACCAGCCTTCTCGACTAGCTTCTCTGTGTTGTTTTCTCCAACTTTAACGGAGACTTCCTCGACAGCCTTCTCCACAACTGTTTCAGTTGCAGGAGCTGCTTTCTTTTCAGTCTCTAGTACAATTGGATCACCTGCATTTTCGGTTGCCATTGTTTCATTCTCCTTTATAGTCTTAGTAGTCTTATGACCGTTTACTAATAAGGCTAGATCCTTTGAAGTCTCTTCGCCATCGTTGCAGTCAATACTCTTAAGCTTTTCGATGTTATTTAGCATCATTTTAGCAATATGATAGTTAGTGTCATTCCATTCTGATGATGGGGTAGTGGTTAAGTTTAGTGTTTTATTCAGCTTTTCCTGTAAAAGTTCACTGTTTTTAACAGCTTCGTTATCTTTCACTGCATAAAGCTCTTGTTCAGAAAGTGTAACCAGTGAGTCAAACTTTTCTTTAATATTGGAACGTTCTCCATCACTTAAGCTTTTGAACTCTGTAACAGAGACATCTAGATCATACTGTGATCCAAGGTCCCAAAAATTCGCTACTGATAAATTTTCAGCAGGGATTGTAACTGTATTATCCAATGATTTTCCGTTTAAGTCAACTTCTAAAAATTGAAAAATAGGGTTTTGGGCAGTAGCAATTTTCACTGTCTGATACCTTTTACCCTCATGTTTTACAAAAGCACCATTTTTAATTTGTGCGGTTTCTGCACTAAGAAGATTAACAAAAGGAATTGGTTCATAAGGATCAGATGATAAGGTCTTATCCTCATCGTCTTCATCTTCCTCGGATAGATTCTCAATTTCTACGTCTTCAGCAAGATTGACTTCCTTAATAATTTCCTTCTCTTCTTCTTCAGCGGCAGCAACAATGACTTCTTCTGTCTCGTTTGTTTCAACGTCTTTAGTCATAGTATTCTCCTCTTCAGAATATAGAGTAACAGATGAGTAGTTAGGGTTTTTAGACCCACCGTTTGCCTCAGTCTCACTAGGAGACATGGGACGGGCTTCTCCATCTGTCTTATCAGGTGAATCAACATTGTTAGAAGGTTGAACTAAGAACACAATTTCATGACCGTGCCCTTCTGCTTCTTCAATGGTATAATTCACAATTTTGTGATAATGCTTTTGGCCATGAGAGGAATAGGTAGTAACACCATTGCCACTATCATCCATTTCAATGGTATGATAATGACCGGCTTTGTTACCAGTTATTCCGACATAAATGCCTTCCATCATTTTCACTTCGTCTTTTAAGCTAGCCTCTTTGAGACTCTTCTTAAAGTCTTCATATTCATCGTTAGATTCAAAACTTTTTCTAACACTGAATAAGCTTTCTTGGTTGCAAGGAACGGATACAACACTAATTTCGTGAAGTTCTACATCAGTAATTTGTGTTGTGTCTGTATTCC